CTCACTATTCTCTCCTGAAAATCAGGATAAGATGGCAATTGCTGGATATATGATGGGTCAAGCAGGAATGACTCAGGCAGAAATTGATGCTCCAATCAGTAGAGAACAGATTGCAAAGATTGCTCCAGTCTGGGCTTCCCTACCAATGATGAATGGTAGAAGTAGATATGGACAACCAGTTAAAAGATATAAAGATCTTGTTAGCGTTTATCAAAAAAATCTTTCAGGATTAGATCCAAGTTCTTTCTCAGCAACAACAACTATTGCTGCTGGTGGTGCTACCGGTATTACTCCATCTACAGGATCTACTGCTACTGCTACTGCTACAACTACAAAAACTCAAACGGCTCCATTACCGAAATTTAATTATGAACAACTAAGAAAAGATTTGGGTGTAAGAACAGCGTCCGTTTCTAAATCATCACGACCGTCGTCTACTTCTGCATATTCTCAAATGCAAGGTGATACCTCACAGGCAGCACAAATACAGAATTCAAATAATGATGCTTCAGGTGATGTTCCTTCATTTGATGCGGCTGCAATGTCTTCTCCAAAGAAGATAAAAACTTTAGGAATAACGGTGTAATCTATGGCAATCACCGCTCAGAAGTTATTTCCTCAAAGTAAAAGTGGAGCAACAACTCCAACTCCAATAAGGAAAAATGCTATTACAAGAATTACACCAATAGCAACAAAGAAACCTGCCGCAGATGAGGGAGAAGATAAAGATACTCTTGTAGTCATAAAAGAAAGATGTATTGAAATAGATACTCTTTTGAAAGGTTCTCTTACACTTGATAAAATTAGAGCAGAGGAAGCAAGAAAGAAAAAGCAAACTCAAAGACGTGCTGCAAATGAAGCACGATTGGAATCTAAAGATAAAGGTAAAGAAGAAAGAGGATTTGGATTGAAACTTCCCAGGATGGGATTCTTTGATCGTATAAAGGAGTTTATCAAGAATGTTCTTCTTGGTTTTATTCTAACAAGACTAATTGAATTTGCACCATTACTTCAGAGGATAGTTCCTTTTCTTTCAGGTGCTATTGATTTTATGACTGACTTTGTAACAGGTTTAGTCGATGGACTTGGTACATTTTTAAAGTGGGGATTTGATGCTTATGAAAAAACAGAGGAATTTATAGACAATATTGGTGGTGAAGATGCGGTGGGAGCATTTAATAAATTTACCGGTGCTTTAGAAAAGTTTCTTAGTCTTGCATTGATTGCAGGTCTTGCAACTGGTGCATTAGAGGTAGAAAAAAATAAAGGTGGTAGAGGTGGACGTGGTGGTAGAGGTGGACTTGGTGGTAGAGGTGGTAGACCAGGGGCAATAAGAAGATTTACTAAAAAGTATGGTAGAGATGCTGCGATTAAAAGATTTGGAAAAGAAGCAGTAAGAAAATTTGGTGGAAGTGCTGGTAGATCTGCTGCTACAAATCTTGCAAGACGAGGACTGGTTGGTGCCCTTGGAAAAGGTGGAACAAGAGCTGGACTTAGGTTTGTCAAGAAATTCATCAGTCCTATTGTAAAGAGAATACCTATTCTTGGGGGTCTCATTGATTTTGCACTAAACTATTTTGTATTCAAAGAACCAATTGGTAGAGCTGCATTTGCTGCGATTGGTGCTACAATCCTTGGTGTAATTGGAACTGGATTTGGTGGACCTCTTGGTGCGATAATTGGTGGATTCGTTGGCGATGCTGCTGGTAAAAAACTTTATGATATTTTCTTCTCTGGCAAGAAACCTGTTGAAATTGAAGATGATCAGAAGGATCAGAAGCAGGATAAATCAGTAAAATCTACTACATCATATTCTCAAGGAAAGCAAGGTAAATTTGATATAAAAAGTAGTAATAATATCGTAAACATTGGTAAGAATCTTGTTAGTAAAGGATTCTCTGTTGCAGAACACCCAGACTTTACTAAGACTCCAACAGCATCTGGTGGAACATATACTCCTGGTGAGGGATCAGTATCTAATGTGCATAGTGGTGATGGTCACTATGAATCTAGAGCAATTGATGTTACTGATTGGAGAGGAACACTTGAAGACTCTAAGGCAAGGTATCGTTCTGTCTTAGATTCGATTTATAACAATGGTAATATGGCAAACGATATGTTACTTATTCATGATAGTTGGGGTGTTGCTGATAAGAGTGGGAAAAATCCACCAGGGAGACATGGACACCCAACTCACATGCACATTGAGGTGAAGGATAAGGGTGGATTCATTGGTAAAGGACTATTCCAAAACAAAGGTGGTATGGAGTTTGTTCTTGATCATGACACCACAAAAGCAGTCGAGGAAACATTCCCTGGATTCTTGAATACGTTTAACAAGGCAGAAGGTAAAGATGCTGTTGATGTTCTCAAACAATATGCATCTTATGATATGCCAGAGATGATCCCAGTTCCTATTCCAGTGCCAATCCAAAATGCAACTGGTAATATGTATGAAAAAGGAAAATCAGCAACTGTTAATATCGTCGTTAAGGGAAAGGAATCATTCAATGATATCCTTTATATGCGTTAAATAGAAGTAAGAGGTAATAAACATGTCAGAGACTAAAGTAACAGGTGCTCAGTCTACTCCTGCTTTTATTGAGAGGCTGGATGTCTTCTCAAATAAGGATCAAAGTAAGACTGTATCCATCGTAAATGGAACAATGCAGTTGATGTATTATGAGAGCCTTCTTCAGGACTCCGTGATGGCAACTGTTACTTTTGCTGATTCAGGAAACTCAATTGATGAAAAGAGTGCCTTGGAAGGTCTTCCTATCGTAGGAACTGAGAAAGTAGAATTTAAAATTAAAGATAATAATGAGGAGGAGATAAATTTTACTTTCTATGTAAATAAAGTAACACCAGTGGAAGATGAAACAACCAAAGGGATAGTTAATTTACATTTGGTATCAAAGGAATATATTCTTAATGATGAAGTCAGAATTAACAAAAGATTTGATGGTAGAGTATCAGAAACAGTCAAAGAAATTTTAACTAACTTTTTAGAGAGTGATAAAAATATTACTGATATTGAAAGCACAACTGAACTGAATGAAATTGCTGGACAATGGAAACCATTTTACACTCTGAATTGGTTATCTAAAAAGTGTGCCCCATCTTCTGTAACACCTGGTAAGACTGCGGGATTTTTCTTCTATGAAACTTCTGAGGGATATCATTTTAGATCAATTGATTCTTTACTGGGACAGGAAAAGAAAAAATCTATTATCTATAATGAGACACCAGATAATAGAGGTCAAAATATTCCAGAGGGATATAATATAAAGGCATTAACATTTTCTAAAGACAACCGTATTGATGTTCAAGAAAAAATGCAGGCAGGATTTCAATCAACACGAATAGTTGTATTTGATCCATACACCTGTAAGTATGAGGTCTTGAATCCCAAAGCAACTGGAGGTGATGGAACAGAAGAATTTCTCACAAAAGCAGGTAAAGAACTTCCAGTTCTTAATCCAGAGTTTAATCGTCAGGGAGAAAACAAACAGTTCTCAAGAACAACGTATGTTGTCAAAGATACTGGAACACTACCATCAGGGAATACTCAGGAACAACTTAGTAAGTCAAAGGACCCAAACTTTAGACCTGAACGGATTACTAATCAGGCAATTATGCGTTATAATCAGTTGTATGCTTCTGAGATTGAAGTTACTATACCAGGAGATTTTTCATTACATGTAGGTGAAGCAATTTATTTTGATGCCCCATCTGCACAAAAGGACACAAAAAATGATGATGTTGACCGTCAAATTGGTGGTCTATATATTATATCGGCATTATGTCATTTAGTTAACGCAAAAGGAACCTATACTAAATTAAACTTAGTAAGAGATTCGTTTGGTAGAACAGGTAAGGAACCACAAAGTGGTAAACCAGCTACCGAAACAAGAATCCCTGGCACACAACCTTCATATCAAAGAACAGTATCAACTGCATCATACGATACGACAACCACTTTCTAAAGACAAACTATGGAAAAGAATATCGAAACTCATATTGAAAAGGATAAAAAGATCCTTGAAGATCCAACCATTTCTCCCCAGATGCGTCGGCACACTGCCGATGAACTAGAGCATCTTGAGCGTTATGCTAAAGAACATGCAAAAGAGATTGAAGCAGGAGATCATCATGACCCTAGCGCATTTGAAATGTATTGTGATGAGAATCCAGAGGCAGATGAGTGTAGGATTTACGAAGATTAATGGAAACATCGGCACTATTTAATCCTGGTTTTTTAGGCACACAATTCATTTGGTGGATCGGCCAAGTTGCCGATGATTCTGAATGGAGAGATAACATCCTGCCTGGAAAATTTGAGGATGCAAATAGTATTCCTGGATGGGGTAGACGATACAAAGTTCGCATCATGGGTGTCCATGATAAAGAAGAAGAGTCTATCCCATCAGATCAATTACCTTGGGCAAGTGTCATGTATCCCATCACCGCTGGTGGTGGACAAGCATCGGCATATCAAACCCCCATGATCCGTCAGGGTAACTTTGTCTTTGGATTCTTTATGGACGGACAGGACCAACAGGTCCCCATTATCATGGGAGTTATGGGCAACAATGCTCAGACTCAAATGGCCACCAACATTGGTAATACTGCTTCTAATTTTAGTGCTACTAGTGGACATTCTCAGGGAAAAATTCCAGCAGGTGCGGCAGCTCCAACAGCTCCAGACGAGGGTTTAGTTACAAAAAAACCTAGTAATAGTGAAACAGCAAGTTTACTAGCACAACCTCCTCCTGGAGTTAAGACTAACAGATTTGGACTAAGACCAGATGTCCCTCTTTCAAAAGTCCCTGGTGGATTAGAGGTTGCGAATAATGCTAGAGAGTCTGTAAGAAATGCAGCACAAGCAGAGGGAAGAACTGCTAGTCGTCAAGAGGTAGAAAATGCTGCACAACAGGCAGTAG